GCGGCGTCGATCGGCAACAACGTGTTCGGCATCAAGGCCGATCCGTCCTGGACCGGCCCGCGGCGCTCGGTGTGGACCCGCGAGGTCCTCAACGGCGAGAGCGTGATGATCGAGGATTGGTTCCGGGACTATCCCTCGGTACAGGCCTCGATCGAGGACCACTTTCGGTTCCTGCGCGACAACGACCGCTACCGCCGCGCCGGCGTGTTCGACGCGAAGTCCGACCTCCAGTACTTCGAGGCGCTGCAGCGCGCGGGCTATGCCACCGATCCGGCCTATGCCGAGCGGCTGATGGACGTGCTGCGCACGGTCCTGCGCTTCTCGGCTGACGCGGTGTTGGCCGACGAGGAGCGCAAGCCCTCGACGGCGCCGCGCCTCCTGATGGTCGGATGCGTAGGACCGGACGTGGCGGCGCTGCAGCGCAAGCTGGGCCTCTCCGAGACCGGCGCCTTCGACGGTGCGCTGACCCGACAGATCATCGCCTATCAGCGCGACCATGAACTTGCACCCGACGGCATCGTCGGGCCGCGCACCCGCGCCTCGCTCGGCCTCTGACCAGGAGCATCCATGACCCAGCCTGTTCCGACCATCGGCCGCATAGTCCTCTATACGCTCAACGAGCAGGACGCCGAGGCCATCAAGGCGAGCCGTCGGAATGCCGGCGAGGTCCATCTCTCGAACGAGGTGCGTGCCGGCCAGGAGTTCCCCGCGGTCATCGTCGCGTCGTGGGGTGACCAGCCGACCAGCGCCTGCAATCTGAAGGTGATGCTGGACGGTCCCGACCACTTCTGGGCGACCTCGCGCAGCGTCGGTGACGGGCCATTCCACTTCCGTTGGCCGGTGCGCGCGTGAGCGGCTGGTTCCAGGCCGCGCTCGCCCTGACGCTGGCTGGCATCCTGGCTGGCAGCGGCGCCTACTTCATCGCGGTTCGTCAGACGGGCCTGCGGGGCGGCGTCGGATCGCTCGTCATCGGCGGCATCGTCATGACCGGGTTTCTCGGCCTGGCAATCCTGTTCGCGCTCACCGGCATCGCTGCGAGGTACCTGTCATGCTTCCCCTGATCCCGATCCTCGCCTCGCTGGCGCCAACCGTCGCCTCGTGGATCTTCGGCGACAAGACGGGCAAGGCAGTCGAGACCGTCTCGACCATCGTGCGCGAGCAACTCGGCACCGACAGTCCGGACGCCGTGCAGCAGGCGATCGCGTCGAACCCGGAGCTCGCCGCGCAGCTCCGGCTGGCCCTGATCAAGGCCGAGGCCGAGGAGCGCGAGCGCCAGGCGCAGCTGCTGCGCGAACAGCAGCAACAGCAGCACGACGAGCTGCTGGCTCAGCTCAAGGACGTGCAGGATGCCCGCTCGCAGACGGTGCAGCTGGCGCAGGCTCATTCGCCGATCGCCTGGGGTGTCGTGGTGGTGAGCGCCATCGTGCTGCTGGCCTTCGCCGCCATGCTCTATTTCGTGATCGGCCGGCCCACGCCGCAGGCCGAGTCGCAGAGCGCCCAGCTTCTGCTCGGCATGCTGGGCACGATGGCCACCGCGGTGGTGAGCTACTGGGTCGGCAGCTCGCGCGGCAGCGAGCAGAAGAACGCGCTCATCCAGCAGGCGATCAACGGGAACGTCATGCCCTTCCCGCGAACGGCCGCCGACCAGGCGCGGAGGGCGGCATGAGCGCGGAAGCCTGGTTCAAGGCGGCGGAGCTCGGGCTGCTGGTCGCCCAGGCCGTGGTGCTCGCGTTCATGTTCCTGCTGCGCAGCTCCTTCGCCAGCAAGACGGACCTCCGCGACGCGCACGCCCGTGCCGACGCCGCGCACCACCGCCACGATGTGCTCGAGGAGCGCCTGCGCGGCTATCCGACCTACGAGGTCACCAACGCCCTGGCCGAGAAGACCAGCCACCTGGAGGCCACTCACAAGGAACTGGCGGCCGAGCTCCGGTCGGTCGATCGCAAGGTCGACCGGATCGACGAAGGCGTGATGCGCATCGAGCAGCACCTTATGGGTCGATGATCAGGGACTTCTGCGGGTAACGGGGTAAGCATGAACACCAATCCGATCTATGCCGCCACGCTGCGCCGCACGCGCCGGCGGGTGATCCTCGAAATCCTGTCGCAGGCCAGCCCGCCGGCGGCGAGCGAGATCACGCTGGAGCCTGTGCTCGACTCGCTGCGCATCTACGGGTCGGACCGTGACGCCATCCGCAGCGAGCTGGCATGGCTCGCCGACCGCGGCTTCGTGGAGATCGAGGACGTGGCGGGCATCATGTTCGCCACCCTGCTGGCGGATGGCGCGGCGATCGCCGCCGGCAAGCGGGTGCATCCTGACATCGAGAAGCCGCCGTTGCGGAAGCGCTGATGACCGACAACCAGCGCCCTCCCGGCGACGACCAGAAGGTCGTCGAGTTGCGGCCCGGCAAGAAGCGCCGGCGGCTGAGCACGATCGACCTGCTGCCCAAGGACGTGCGCGACGCCCTGAACGAAGCGATCGCGGAAGGGCGTATGCGGGTCGATGACCTGTGGGACCTGGTGCGCGAGAAGGGCGGTGCCGAGATCTCGCGTTCGGCAGTGCAGCGCTACAAGGTCCGCGAGGAGCGCGCACTCGAGCAGGTCCGCGAGATGCAGCGGATGGCCGGCGTGGTGGTCCAGGAGGCGGGCAAGGACCCGAACGGTCAGGCCAGTCGCCTGCTGGGCGAGCTCACCAAGAACGTGCTGTTCCGCCGCCTGTCGACGATGACGCCCGGCGAGATGGAGAAGATGGGCACGCGCGACATGACATTCCTCGCGTCGGCCGTCCGCTCGATCGCCTCGGCCGACAAGATTTCGGCCGAGCGCGAGGCGATGATCCGCGACCGCGCGGTCCGCCAGGAACGCGAGCGCGCGGGCCGAGAGGTCGAGAAGGTGGCCAAGGCCGCTGGCATGAGCCGCAAGACGGTCGAGGAACTGCGCGCCGTCATCATCGGTGGGGCGACCTGAGATGGCCCGCCAGCGGACGTCGAAGCCGGCGGCAACCGAGGTGGTGGCCGATCCGCCGGTCATCGGGCCAGTGATCGGGCCGCTCCCCGATCAGGCGCCGGCGCCGGCGCACGACGACGGCCTGCCGATCCTGCTCGGCTACCAGGGCCGCTGGGTCGCCGACAAGTCGGCGGTGAAGGTGGCGGAGAAGAGCCGGCGTATCGGCCTCACCTGGGCGGAGGCATTCGATTGCGTCACCATCGCGGGCGCCGATCGCGCGGCGGGCGGCATGAACTGCTTCTACATCGGCTACAACTTCGAGATGGCGCGCGAGTTCATCGCCGCCGCGGCCATGTGGGCCAAGCAGCTGCAGCAGGTGATGTCGAGCAGCTCCGGCGAATTCCTGTTTCGCGACGCCGCCGATGATGGCGAGACCCGCGAGATCAAGGCTTTCCGCATCGCCTTCGCGTCGGGTTTCTCCATCATCGCGCTGCCGAGCCGGCCGCGGTCGCTGCGCGGCATGCAGGGCGTGGTCATCCTCGACGAGGCGGCCTTCCACGACGATCTGCCCGGCATGATCAAGGCGGCCATGGCGCTCCTGATGTGGGGCGGCCGGGTGCGCATCATCTCCACCCACTTTGGCACGGCGAACGCCTTCAACGAGCTGGTGCAGGACTGCAAGCAGGGACGCAAGCCGTACCGAGTCCACACCATCACGCTCGACGACGCGCTGAAGGACGGGCTCTATCGCCGCATCTGCACGTCGACCGGCCAGGCTTGGTCGAAGGCCGCCGAGACGACGTGGCGCGACGGGCTGATCGCGAACTACGCGCCGAACGAGGGCGAGGAGCTGTTCTGCATTCCGTCGGAGGGCGGCGGCGCCTTCTTCACGCTGGCCTCGCTCGAGGTGGCGGCGAGCGACCAGGTGCCGGTGCTTCGCCTCGAGCTGCCGGGGGCCTTCGCCCAGAAGACCGATGACGAGCGGCAGCGGCTCACCGCGCTCTGGATCGACGCCGAGTTGCGCACCGTGCTCAAGGGACTCGACCAGGACCTGCCATATGCGGTCGGTGGCGACTTCGCTCGATCCGGCGACGTGTCGAGCCGCTGGGTCTACGCCACCGACACGACCGGCCGCCGGCGCACCGCGCTGGTGCTGGAGATGCGCAATGTGCCGTTCACCGACCAGGAGCAGATTGACGCCGCCCTGATCGAAGGCCTGCCGCGCTTCCAGGCCGGCAAGTACGATGCGACCGGCAACGGCGCCTACCTTGCCGAGCGGATGCAGCAGCGGTTCGGCGCGCAGCGCATCGAGGCCGTGAAGTTCACGGCGGCCTGGTACATCGAGAACTTCCCGCGACTGCGCGCCGCGATCGAAGACCGCACCGCCGATTGCCCGCGGGACGGCGACATCTTCGCCGACTTTCGCCTGGTCACGCTGGTGCAGGGCACGCCGAAGGTGCCGGAGAACAGGCGCACGGCCGAGAAGGGCGCCAAGCGCGGCCAACGGCACGGCGACACGGCGATCGCCGCGGTCCTGGCCTACGCCGCTTCGCGCGCCGTGACCTTCGAGGTCGGCTACGAGCGCGCGGTCGCGCGCGACGGCGATCAGTTCGAGCCGCGCGGTGACTACGCCGACTTCGGCGACGGCGATCCCGACAGCCTGTCGGCGTCGGCCCCCAGGACGTGGTGAGGAGAGCATGCCCGAGGTAACCATCTACGGCCCGGATGGCGCGCCGATCGACCGCTCGGCACTCCAGCGCGAGCAGGCCGGCCCCATGGTCACCGGCGTGCGGCACTCGTTGCCCGACCATCCGTCGTGGGGGTTGTCGCCGGAAGGCCTGGCGGCGATCCTGCGCCAGAGCGAGAGCCAGCACCCGACCCGGTACTACGCGCTCTGCGACGACATCGAGGAGCGCGAGTGGCACTACCGCGGCGTGCTGAGCCAGCGGCGCAGCGCACTTGCGCAGCTGCCGATCTCCGTGGATCCCGCCAGCGACGATGCCGAGCACGTGCGGCACGCCGACTTCATCCGCTCGATTGTTGCCATCCCCGACTTTTCGCTGGTGCGCATGGACCTCAGCTCGGCGCTCGGGCCCGGCATGGCGTTCTGCGAGATCGACTGGGACACCAGCATGGGCCAGTGGAAGCCGCGCGGCTTCCAGATGCGCAACCTCGCGTGGTTCCGCTACGACCGGGTCGATCTCACGACGCCGCTGGTGGTCGACGACGTGGGCCAGCCGCAGCCGCTGGTGCCGTACAAGTGGATCGTGCATCGCGCGCGGCTTCGCACCGGCATCCCGGTGCGCGATGGCCTCACCCGCGCGGCGTGCTGGGCCTGGATGTTCAAGAACTTCGACATCAAGGCGTGGACGATCTTCCTCAACAAGTACGGCCACCCGCTGCGGCTGGGGAAGTATCCGGGCGGCACCAAGCGAGATGACCTGACGCGGCTCCTGGGTGCACTGCGCCAGCTCGGCACAGATGCCGCCGCGGCCATCCCCGAGGGCATGACCATCGAGTTCATCGAGGCGGCGGCGGCGCGCGGCGATGCGTTCCAGAGCCAGGCCACCTACCTCGACGAGCAGATTTCCAAGCTGGTCGTGGGACAGACCGGCACCACCGATGCGTCGAAGGGCGGCTATGCGGTCGGCCGCGTGCACGACGGTGTGCGCGCGGCAATCAGCCTGTACGACGGCATCGTGTTGTCGAGCACGCTCAACCGTGACCTGGTGCGGCCCTGTGTCGACCTGAACTTCGGGCCGCAACAGGCCTACCCGGTGATTCGCATCGGCCTCGGCGACACGCGCGACGTCGACGTCACGCTCTCGCGCATCGGCGAGCTTGTCGATCGGGGGCTGCCGGTCGAGGCGTCGCAGGTCTATCCGCTCCTGGGGCTGACCGAGCCCAAGCAGGGCGAGGACGTCGTGCTGTTGAAGCCCGCCACGCGCTCGGCTGCCGCACCGGCGGACGGCGCCGCCCCGGCGGGCAGCGTGAGCGCGTCGGCCAACGACCCGGCCGCACCGGCAGGGGACAGCATCGACGCCCTGGCCGATGAGATGGCGGGCAACATGGACCTGCTGACCGAACTGCGCCGGCAGATCGACGAGGCGATCGACCTCTCGACTTCCGCCGACGACCTCCGGGCGCGCATCGCCGGGCTCGCGAAGGGGCCGGCGAGCGCACGGCTGATCGATGCGCTGGCGACCACCATGTTCAACGCGCGGCTGGCGGGCGAGGTCGGCGCGCCGATCGGCCCGACGTGATCGGCGGGGCGCGGCATGGCTGACCCTGTCGAGTTGAAGGCCCTGCCGCCGGCGGAGGCGATCGCCTTCTTCCGCCAGAAGGGCTACCGGCTGACCTACAGTTACCGCGACCTCATGCAGGCCGGGCACAGCGACGCCTTCACGGTAGCCGGCGTGTCGCGCCTCGACGTGCTGCAGGACGTGCGATCGGCGGTCGACGAGGCGGTGAGCGACGGCAGCACCTTCGCTGAGTTCAAGCAGGCCGTTCGGCAGAAGCTGGCTTCAAAGGGCTGGTGGGGACCTGTGCAGGTGAAGGACCCGGCAACCGGCGAGACCAAGACGGTTGACCTCAGTCGCTCGCGCCGGCTGCGCACCATCTTCGACACCAACCTGCGAACCGCCTACGCCGCTGGTCACTGGCAGCGCCTGCAGCGCAACAAGGACATCATGCCGTTCCTCCGCTACTCGGCCGTGCTCGACAGCCGAACGCGGCCGATGCACCGGCGCTGGGGCGATCCGAAGTTCCCAGTGATCCTGCCGGTCGAGCATCCGTGGTGGCAAACGCACCTGCCGCCGAACGGCTGGAACTGTAGGTGCACCGTCGTGCCAATGACGGCCGCGCAGGTCGACCGCGCCGGCCTGCACGTGATGCAGGACGGTCCCTACGATGGTCCCGACCAGACGGTGGTCAACGAGCGCACCGGCGAGACCTTCAAGGTTCCGCCGGGGGTGGATCCAAGCTTCGGGTACAACGTCGGCGAGACGGCGCATTTCCCCGACCCGGCGAAGTACAGCGAGCCCGAGCTGGCGCGCGAGGCCGCGCGCCTGTCGGTGCAGAGCCGCAACTTCTCCCGCCTGGTCGCGGGCGAGGTCCGAGGCACGGCGCCGGTGTCGTGGGTCGACGACACGCTGCAGGCAGCGCTCAACGCCGATGTGCGCCGCGTCGACCTGTCGAGCGACACGCTGGCCAAGCAGAGCCTCAATCATCCCGAGTTGACGCTGGAGGACTACCGGCAGCTGCCCATGGTGATTGGAGAGGGCATCGTGGTGGCCGACGAGACCGATGCGAGCATCCGCATCCTTGGATTGCTCGACGGCGACCGGCCGGTCATCGCTGTCGTGAAGCGCACTGGCACAGGGCGGGCGCTCTTCGTGGTCACGTTCTATAGACTCAAGTCCACCGCCGTGGCGGCGGCGCTGGCCGAGGTTCCCATCCGGGACAACGCCGCTCTGCGCGCCTTGCTGGCAAGGTAGGTCGCTAGGGACCGCTGGATGAAAGTGGCGGGTGGTGGGGCCTGGCTCGCCCCCACAATTTGCTCCGTCGGGTGTGACCGCCGTGCTCGGGTGGCCAGGATAAATCGCCCGGTCGCACCCGCCTAAGGCACCTATAGGGCTGTCCTGCACCACCTGCAAGCCGGGTGGCGGACTGGTCCCGACCAAATCGGCCCGTAAATGGCTCCAGGAAGCGATCTCGCTCCGGCTGGGGGGTTGATGGGTCCCGGCGGCCCGACCCCCTTCAGTCGTGAATTATCGTGAATTATTCGCTATCCCTAGCGGGCTCGGCGGGTCACCCCGCTACCTGGCGGGGTTCTGACCCCAAATCGGGGCCGAATGCCCTCCCGGAGGCGACCTCCGGGCCGATCGGGCGAGCTGGTCGGTCTCTGCCGGCCCGGAAGCCCCCTGCCGCCGACCTGTTCCAGCATGAACCGCCGCGCGCCAGGCGCTTACGGTCGCCGTCATGGGCTCGGAACGCAAGACGATTTCTGTCGCGACCTGGATGACCGCCAGGTGGCAGGTGCTCGCCGCCGCGCTGAGCGGCGTGTTCGGCGGGCGGCAGCTGCTGACGACGGCCGAGCTCTCCGCCAGCTCGCGCCACGAGGCGATCGCCGCCGAACTGTCGGCCGCCGCGACGCAGCCGCTCGAGCTGCAGGCCGGCCGGGCGCCGGAGTGGATCACGTTGATCCCGGCTGGGACCTTCAGCCTGGTCGACGGCCGCGGGCCGTTCCACAACTTCAACGCCGACGCCGTGATCTCGGCGAGCCTGGCGCGCAGCGGCACCGTCGACCTTGCCGGCGACTACGACCACCACATGGATGCGCCGCCGGAAGCCGGCGTGAAGGGGCTCGCGTCGGGCTGGATCCGCGAGCTGAAGAACCAGGGCGGCGCCGTGATGGCGCGGGTCGAATGGACCTCGGCCGCCCGCCAGCACATCGAGAACCGCGAATATCGCTACGTGTCGCCGCGCTTCGCCTACGACGCCGGCCACAACGTGCTGGCCCTGGTCCGCTTCGGGCTGACCAACAAGCCCGCGATCACCGACCTGCCGGCCATCGCGGCCGCGCAGGCCGATCACCGCCAACCCTCCGAGGAGAATGACGTGAACCTGCTTCAACGCCTGATCGGCGTCCTGGCGATCTCCGCCAGCGCGACCGAGGACCAGCTCGTCGAGATCGTGCGCGGCCTCACGGCCAATGCCAACGCCATCACGAAGGCGGCCGGCGTGACCTCCGCGGCAGCGGCCGAGGACGTGATCACCGCGCTCCGCGCCAAGGCGGTCGAGGGCTACGTGTCGGCGTCCGATCACAAGAAGGTGGTCGACGAGCGCGACCGCCTGGTGGCCGAGCAGCAGACCGCCGCGAAGGATCGGCTGACGCGCGAGATCTCGGCGGCGGTCGAGGACGGCGTGAAGCAGGGCAAGATCGTCCCGGCCGGCAAGCAGACCTGGATCGACCTCTGCACCCAGGCGGGCTCGGTCGACCCGGTGTCGAACTTCCTCAAGACGGCGCCGGTGGTCCTGAAGCCGGGCGTGGCGAGCGCCTCGGCCACGCCGTCGACCGGCAGCCTCGATGTCGAGGACGCCCAGGCGATCAGCGCGGCGGCCGCCGACTACATCGCCGAACAGGCCAAGCGCGACATCGTCGTGTCAGCGGCCGAGGCGGTCACCCACGTCCTGAAGCAGAACGGCAACCAGGGAGCCTAGTCACATGGCGCGTTCGGATTTCATCACCAACGGCACGGCCGAGGGCACCATCCCGGCCTACACCATCGTCAAGTACGGCGCGACCGACGGCGGCTGGGTCGCCGCGGCGGCCGCCACCGATCTCCTGATGGGCGTCAACGACTCGGTGCCCGCCGCGTCGGGCGAGCGCGTCGACATCGTCCGCGCCGGCATCGCCGACGTGCTGTACGGCGCCACGGTCACCCGCGGCCAGCCGCTGACCGCCGACGCCTCGGGGCGCGCGGTGCCGGCGGCCTCGACCAACCGCGTCATCGGCTTCGCCGAGGTCTCCGGCGTGGTCGGCGACGTGGGCTCGATGCTGCTGGCGCCCGGCGTCTTCTAGCGTTCCCCGGCCACCCTTCGGCTCAACTCTCTTCAAGAGGCTCAATAAATGCTTCGCAATTTCCCCGTCGTCGCCCGCCTCACGTCGGTGGCGCTGGCCTACCGCAACCAGGACATCGCGCTGATCGCCGACCAGGTCCTGCCGCGCACGCCGACCTCCTACGAGTTCCGCTGGCTGAAGTACGACCTCGCCCAGGGTTTCACGGTTCCGGAGACCCGAGTCGGCCGCAAGAGCCTGCCCAACCAGGTGGACTTCAGCGCGACCGACCAGACCGATCGCTGCACCGACTTCGGCCTCGACGACATCGTGCCGAACGAGGACATCCAGGTCGCGCGCGACCAGGGCCAGGGCATCGACCCGGAAATGATCGCCACGCAGTACCTCACCAACCTGATCCAGCTCGGCCGCGAGATCCGGGTGGCGGGCCTGGTGTTCAACTCGGCCAGCTACAACGCGGGCAACGTGTCGACGCTGTCGGGCACCAGCCAGTGGTCGGACACCGCCAACTCCGACCCGGTCAAGGCGATCCTCTCGGGCCTCGACCAGCCGATCGTCCGGCCGAACATCGGCGTGTTCGGCCAGGCCACCTACAGCGCGCTGCGCAGCCACCCCAAGGTCGTCCAGGCGATCCGCGGCACGGCGCAGGGCGCCGGCATCGTCAGCCGGCGCGAGATCGCCGACCTGTTCGAGCTGCAGGACGTCTACGTCGGCGCGGGCTTCGTGAACAACGCGAAGAAGGGCCAGACGACGAGCATGTCGCGGGTGTGGGGCAAGCACGCCGCCTTCATCTACCGCGACCGCGCGGCCGGCCCGCAGGCCGGCGTGACCTTCGGCTTCACCGCCGAGTTCGGGACCAAGTTCGCCGGCAGCCTGTCGGACGAGCGGCTGGGCCTCACCGGCTCGACCATCGTCCGCGTCGGCGAGCGGGTGAAGGAGATCGTCTGCGCCCCCGACGTCGGTCTCTATTTCCAGAACGCGGTGGCGTGAGGTTGATCATGGCCAAGAAGTATTCCGACCAGGCGGTCTACACGCCCGTTCGCTCGGCGCTGTCGCATGACGGCGTCGTCTACCAGCCCGGCGAGCCCGTGACCCTCGACGTCGCGGCCGCCAAGCCGCTGCTCGAGCTCGGCGCCGTCGAGCACGTGGACCCTGCCGCGCCGGCCGATCCGGCCAGCAACTAGGTCCACATGGCTGACCCGATCGCCGGGACCAGCTCCAGCCGGCGCGTCGCGGCACTACCGCGGCGCGTTGCGGCTGCCGGGCCCGGCGGCGGGGCCTAGCGCGAAGCGGAGTATCCTTGAGCACCTACTGCACCCAGCAGGACCTCGTGGTCCGCTTCGGCCTCGCGCACCTTCTCCTGCTTGCAGACCGCGACCAGGACCAGGTGCTCGACGCCGACGTGGTCGCGCAGGCGATCGCCAGCGCCAGCGCGGAGATCGACCTGGCAGTGCGCGGGCTCTACGCCGTGCCGCTGTCGCCGGTGGATCCCGTGATCGTGGACATCGCCTGCGATCTCGCGCTGCTGCGCCTGTACGTGGCGCCGACCAACCTGCCCGAGGGCGTGTTGGAGGCGGCCAAGGTCGCCCGCGCGCTGCTCACCGAGATCGCCGCTGGCCGACGTGACCTGACGGCTGCACGCATCAGCGTGGCCGCGGGTCCTGCTACCAACGACGTCCTCACGGCCGCGGACGATCCGATGTTCACCCTAGACGGGCTGAAGGGCTTCTGATGGCCGGGGTCAGCGCCCGCCTGGAGTTCAACAGCGCCCCGCTGTCGGCGCTGCTCGCGCGCCTGCACGATGCGGCCAGCGAGAAGCGCCCCGTGCTGGACGCGGTCGGCGGCATCCTCGAGGCCAACACCAAGCATCGCTTCGAGACCGGCAAGGGGCCGGGTGGCGCGTCATGGAAGCAGTCGCTGCGGGTCCGCCTGTTCGGCGGACAAACGTTGCGCGACCACGGCAACCTCATGGCCTCGATCTCCTACCAGGTCACGGACGACGCCGTGGAGTGGGGAACCGCCGACCGGCGCGCCCGCATCCACCAGTTCGGCGGCACGATCGTGCCGAAGGGGCCGAAGGGCCGGCTGGTGTTCAGGCTGCCAGGCCTGCCCGCGGCCGAAGCGTCCGGCGACGATGGCCTGCGCTTCGCGCGCAAGGTGGTGATGCCGGCGCGCCCGTTCATCGGCTTCGACGCCGACGACGAGCGCGACGTGATCGATGCGGTGGCGGCACGCCTCAAGGCGATTGCCGCGCAGCCGCCAGCAGGCGCGGCATGAGCGACCTCGTGCAGCTGGCGATCCCGCGCCTCAGGACGGTCGGCACGCTCCACTATGTCGCGGGCCTGCTGGCGCTCAACGCGCTGCAGCAGCCGCCGATCGACAAGATGCCGGCGGCCTTCGTGCTGCCGCACGAGAAGACGGGCTACGGCGCCAGCGGGCTGCTGGCCAGCGTGCGGCAGACCGGCCGCGAGAACCTCAGGGTCGTGCTGATGATCGCCGCCCGGGCACCCCAGGGCGATGACGTCGTGAACCCGCTGCAACCGGTCGAGGACGCCGTGATGACCAGCCTGCTGGGCTGGCAGCCGGATGCGGACCAGGGCGCGCTGCTGTTCGGCGCGTCGCGCCTGCTCGATGTGCAGCCGACCTTCTTCACCAGCGAGATGGTGTTCTTCCGTGACCACACGGTCCGAGCCTGACGGTCGCGCAACTAGGGAGACGAGACGATGTCACGAGAGCAGCAGCCGGAGTTCCCCAAGTCGGGCGGCTCCTACGAGCGCCAGCCGGACCAGTCGCTGAAGCTGGTCGAAGCGCCGGACGTGCCGGTGGCCGACGAACCGCACCCCACCGCGCCGGCCGCGCCGGCCACGACCGCCGAACAGGAGTAACCGATGGGCATTCGCTTCGAACGCAAAGTCGTTCTCGCCAAGATCGAGACCACCTACGGCACCGACCCGACGCCGACCGGCGCGGCCAACGCCGTCCTGTTGCGCGGCGTCGACATCGACATCGCCCAGGGTGAGCGACTGCCGCGCGACGTCCTGCGTACCGGGCTCGGGCAGCTGGGCACGCTGCTGTTCGGCCGCCGGGTGACGCTCACCGCGACCGTCGACCTGGCCGGTTCCGGCGCCGCCGGCACCGCGCCGGCCTGGGGGCCGCTGATGCGCGCCTGCGCGCTCGCCGAAACGGTCACCGCCGGCACCCGTGTCGACTACACGCCGGTCGACCAGGGCTTCGAGAGCGTGGCGATCTACTTCAACCTCGAGGGGTCTCGGACCATCCTGCTGGGTTGCCGTGGCTCGGCGAAGCTGATGCTGCCGAAGGGCAAGCTGCCGCAGATCCAGTTCTCGCTCACCGGCCTGTGGGTGTCGGACACCTCGGTCGCCTACCCGTCGCAGACGCTGACGGCATGGAAGGACCCGCTGCCGGTCAGCAAGGCCAACACGCCGACCTTCACGATCGACGGTCAGGCCGTGCAGGGCAGCAACGTCGAGCTCGATGGCGGCCTGCAGGTCGGCTACCGCGAGCTGATCAACCTGCGCGAGATCGTGGTCGAGGATCGCCTGCCGACCTTCTCGGCCACGATCGAGGAACTGCCGCTCGCGACCAAGAACTTCTTCGCGCTGATGTCGGGCGCCAACGTGGCGCTGGCGCTCACGCACGGCACGGTCGCCGGCAACATCATCCAGCTCGCCTCGAGCACGCTGCAGGTCCAGGACGTCAAGCGCGCCGAGGACCAGAAGATGGCGATGCTCAACATCACCGCCATGCTCAAGGTCGGCTCGCCCGACTTCACCATCAGCGCGCTCTGAGGAGCCACCGGGAGACCGATCATGTTCGTGTTCAAAAAGGTGTTCCCCTTCACCACCGCGGTGAAGGTGCCGGAGGGCGTCGTGCCAGGGTTCGAGTTCAAGGCACGTTTCGTGGCGCTGCCGCAGTCCCGCCTCGACCAGCTGCTGGCCGAGCGCCCGGAGCGGGCCGACGAGGCGATCGCGCGCGAGGCCTTCAAGGGCTGGCTGGATGGCGAGTTGCTCGACGAGGCTGGCGAGCCGCTGGCGCCGACCGAGGAGAACATTGCCGCCGTGATCGATCAGCCCTGGCTGCGCGGTCCGATCATGCAGGCCTACTTCGGCATCGTGAACGGCTGGCGCGAAAAAAACTGACGCGCGCGGCGCGTTGGTGGGCCGGCGATCGCACCAGCCCCGACGACGCCGCGCGGAAGGTCGAACGCAGTTCGATCGCCGACGAGCTCGTGGCGCTCGGTGGCGATCCCCAGGCGGTGATGGAGACATGGACCGGCAGGAGCGACACTTCGGACGAAGACTGGCTGCATGCCGTCGAGAACGGCCGGCTCGTGTTGCCGGCCGAGATCGAGCCGTCGGTCCGTGCGTTCACGCTCTGCGCCACGCAGTGGCGATGGATCGCCACTGCGTGGGACCGGCCACGTCGGGTCGGCCTGGACTATGCGGCCGCTGCAGCGGCGTTGCGCATGGCGCGCCTAAAGGTGACGCCCGCTCTGTTCGAGGACCTGCGCTTCCTCGAGGCCGAAGCCCTGCAGGTGCTGGCGCAGTGAGCGTCGCGCGACACTACGCCTGGAGGTCCGCGTGACCGACTTCGTTGTCCAGGGCCGGCTCACGCTCGACGCCTCGCAGTTCGAGGGCGCGACCAGGTCGGCCGCGCGCGCGACCGAGGAGCTGAAGAAGGGCACGGCGCAGGTGCCGGCGCCGGCTCTGCCGGACATCGATCCGGCCGCGCGCCGCTACAGCCAGTCGTCGAAGGTGCTGGGCGAGGCCAACGACAACGTCGCCGCCTCGGTCGACCGGGTGACCCGTCAGCTCACGAACTTCCAGCGCACCCAGCTCAGCTTCCAGCTGAACGACGTGTTCACCCAGCTGGCCAGCGGCCAGGGCGTGGTGCGCACCGCGGTCCAGCAGGGACCGCAGATCACGCAGATTTTCGGAGGGCTGGGCAACACGCTGCGACTGATCCCGGTACCTGCGCTCGCCGCCGCCGCCGCCATCGCCGCCGTCGCCCTGCCGATCGGCATCGTCGGCTCGCGCGCGGCGGCCGAAGCTTCGCAGGTTCGCCAGTTCAACGTCGCGCTGGCCGCCATGGGACGCCAGGGCGAGGTGACGGCCGACCAGCTGGGCGGCGTGGTCGATCGCATGCGCCAGGCCGGCACGGCCCGCGAGGATGCACGCGCGGTCGTGACCTCGCTGCTGCGCAATCCGGACGTGCCGGCCGACCAGATCGGTCGCTTCAGCCGTCTCGCGCCGGACCTCGCCGCGGCCATGGGCACGGGCGTGGGCGATGCGGCGCGGCAGCTCGGCGAGCTGGCGAGCGGCGGCTACGACGCCATCATGAAGCTCGACCGCGCGCTCGGCGGCTTCCTGAGCGTCTCGCAGCGCGACAATATCCGCCTGCTGGCCGAGCAGGGGCGCCAGTCCGAGGCGCTAACCATCGCGCTCGGCGCCCTGGAGACCCGCGTCACTGGCCTGCGCGACCGCGGCCTATCGCCGACCGAGAAGTCGGTGAACAGCCTCTCGGCATCGTGGGACCGGCTGGTCACCGCCATGTCGAAGGGCATCGTGGCAAAGGTCACGCTGCAGGTGGCGCAGGCCGTGGTCGGCGGCGCGGCCTGGGTGGCCGAGAACATCGGCTTCACGCCCACCAAGCCCGAGGACGCCGCGCGCGATGCCTTGGCCATTGCCGTTGATCGCCTGGAGAAGTTCAACCAGGCGACCAAGAACTACCGCAGCCAGGATGCCGAGGTCACCATACCGGGCTTCGGCTTCGGTGCGCCCAACTCGATTCGCGCCCAGCTCGAGGCATTGGTCGAGAAGGCCCGCAGCGAGGTAGAGCGTCTCGACCGGGCAGCGGGGCGGATCGAGGATGCGGCCGCCCAGCGGCCGACGGCCGAGGGCCTGCCGCCGGTCGGCATTCCGTATTCAACCGCACCGGCGATGCGCGAAGAGGTGACCCGGCTGCTGTCGGACCTCGACAAGCAGCAACGTGTCGCGACGGCCGCGCCTGGAGATCGCCCGCGCCTGCAGGCCGAGATGCAGGCCGAGACGATCATCCGCGAGCGCAACCTCAACACGCTCGAGGCCGAGGCCCTGAAGCGCCGCATGGTCGGCGCGGCGATCGCCGAGCAGGCCGCCGCCACGGCCCGCCAGATCGAGGCGCTGGCATCCGAGGCCCAAGCCTCGCTGATGGTGGCCGATGCCTATGGGAAGTCCCGGGAGGCCGGCCTGCGTGCCGTTGCGGTCCAGCAGGCGCACTCCGCTGCACTCGCCGGCCAGATCATGTCGGGCGAGGAAACCGCCTTCGCGCAGATCATGCTGGAGAAGCAGGCCGGCGCGGCGATCGCGACACAGGCGGAGAAGAACCGGGCCTACGCCGACGAGATCGAAGGCATGCGCCGGGTGGCCGCCGCAGAGAAGATTTCGAGCGAGGCGGCGCGCGAGGCCGAAGCGGCCAACAAGGCGGCGGCCGTGGCCGAGGCACTACGCGCGTCCGCGGCCGCGACGAACAGCCCGGTGCTGATCGAGAAGGCCCGGCAGCAGGCCGAGGCCTATGCCGACCTCACCCGTCAGCAGCTGCAGGTCGATCGCCAGCGAGCCGGCAACCAGCTCAACGTCCAGTTCGACCCGCAGGTCGGACTGCAGCAGCGCATGGCGGGCCTGCGCACGCTCCAGCAGCAGGGCGTGCTGACCGAGCGCACGGTCGCCGAGGCGACCCGGCGCTACCAGCAGGAAGCGCTCGATGCCTCCCGTGATGCCACTGATGGCATGCAGGCGGGTCTGAGCCGCTACGCCGACGAGGCCTCGAACGCTGGCCGCCAGGTCGCCGACGCCATGTACCAGAGCTTCCAGCGCATGGAGGACGCGCTCGTTCAGTTCACCACGACTGGCAAGCTCGACTTCGCCAACCTGGTCAACTCGATGATCGCCGACCTCGCACGGCTGGCCATCCGCCAGTCCATCACGGGGCCGCTCTCCAGCGCGCTCGGAAGTGCTCTCGGCGGCATCGGCGACTGGCTGTTCGGCTCCAGCGGCAGCGCTGCCAACGGCACCGCTGTCGCCAAGGGGTCCACGCCCGTGTTCGAGCCGAGTATCTGGTCGACCACCAGCAAGCATGCCGGCGGGTTCGTGGGTGATGCCGGGCCCAGCCGCGACCTGCCGTCCTGGCTGTTCGCCGGCGCCCGCCGCTACCACACCGGCGGCATCGTGCTCGGCGCAGACGAAGTGCCGATCATCGCGCGGCGCGGCGAGCGGGTGCTGACGCAGGAAGAAGCGGCCGGCTACGGCAAGGGCGGCGGCAAGACCGAGATCCACATCCACACGCCCCAGGGCATGCAGGCGCGCCAGCAGAGCACGCCGACGGCCGGTGGCGGCGAAAGCATCATGGTCATGTTCGAACGGGTCGAAACCCAGATCGCGCAAGGCATCATCGATCGCCGCGGTCCGGTCTCGGGTGCCCTGCAGCAGGTCTACGGCATGCAGCCGATGGGCCGGACGTGATCGCCGTGCTGACCCAACTCCGGAGCTGAACGATGTCCCATATCAAGCGCGACCTGGTGCAGGAGACCAGCAACTCCGTCGGCTTCGGCGACATGGTGCTTCTGGGCGCTCCCATCCGTCGCAGGACGTTCGACTCGGAGATGGATGATGGCGCCACTGCCTGGGTCCTTTTCGAGCACGACACGACAGGCGAGTACGAGCTCTGCCTCGCCACCTTCGGCGCGGCCGGCAACCTGCTTTCGCGCGGCACTATCCTGCGGTCGAGTGCGGGTGGCGCCAGAGTGAGCTTCTCGGTCGGCGCCAAGACAATCTCGCTTGTCGCACCAGCGTCGAAGATGCTCGTAGAGGACGACAACGGCGATGTGAGCTTGACGCGCAATCTCACGCTGCGCGGCGCGTACACGAGCACGGCCGGAGCCACGAAGGGCCTTGTCTCGATGGAAGGCGGCGACGCCACGAGGACAGGCTATGTCGGCTTCTACCAGAAGAACTCGGTCCGTCAGGGCTACGTTGGCTTTGCCACGACCGGCATGAGCTATGTCGCGGATAGCGGTGCGCACGGCTTCACGGCGTATGGCGTGACCTCCGGTGCGTTCGGTGAGTTCTGGGGCTCTGCCGACAATCAGCTCTACCTCCGTTCCACCAATGCCTCGACCGGAAACAATGCGGTCGCTGGCTTCTTGTGCGACCTCGCAAATATCGGCAACGCCTACACGTTCGTGTCAGCCAAGAAGAACTCGGGAACGCCATTCGGCTGTATTGAGACCGGCGTAGGAATGACGGCTGGTCTCTACTACCAAGTCGGCTACGCCAGCGGCGCGCACGTCTGGACAATCGGGGCTGGGCAAGTCCTTGTGATGACCCCGACGATTTTCCGTCCAGGCACTGACAATGGGCAGTCGATGGGCCATGCATCCTATCGGTGGTCGGTGATCTACTCCGCGACCGCTGCGATCAACACGTCGGACGGCGAGACGAAGGTCCGCAAGCGTTCGGGGATCGACGCCGAGCGCCGCGCCGCCCGCCGCATCCTCGACAAGGGTCCCGTCTTCTACCAGCTCGCCGAGTCTGTCGCCGAGAAGGGTGACGCCGCCCGCATCCATGTCGGCTATGTCGCTCAGGACGTGCGCGACGCGCTGGAAGCCGAGGGACTCGATCCGTGGCGGTATGGCTTCCTCTGCGCCGATCCTGTCATGGCGACCGAGGAATACTCGGTCGCGGTCGAGCGGCCGAAGGTCCGCAAGGTCAAGGCCACCGAGCGCGCCGTCGAGGTGGTCGACGGCAAGCCGGTGCTGGTCAC